CCTTGCCGCGTATCACCAGCGTGTCCGGCGGGCCGGAGACTTCGACCTCATCGACCACATAGCGGCCCTCCCGGGACAAAGTCGACCCGGCATAGCCCAGATAGATTTCGATGCTGGCACCGCGAGACGGCAACGTCACGGCGCTGTCGCGGTCGTCAATGCGCAACTCAAACTCGTCAGACTCCATCCCGGGCTTGTCCGAGGTGCGCAGCAGCAACAGCCGGTCGTTGATCATGCGGGTGATATCGCTGCCATCGGCAACGATGCGGAAAACGGGCGTCATATCTAACTCCAACAAAAAGCCCCGCACATGGCGAGGCTCAGGTTTTAAGGCGCGTTACGCGTAACGATCAGCTCCAGAGCTGTACGGCCTGCTCATCGCTGGCCAGCGCCAAGTCCGGCAGCACGATCAGCACACCGCCGCGATACGGCTCTGGCTCGGTGGCCAACCCGGGGTTGGCCACCAGCACCGCCTCCACGCTGCCGTTGAGGTGGCCATAGGCGTTGTGGCAGATGGTGTAGAGCTTGTCGCCTTCAAGCGTTCTGCAGGTCTTCGCCATAACGGACAAACTCCAGACTAAAGCCCTGCTTGCGGGGGATTCCGCCCTGCAGGAACGCGCTCTGATCCTCGGTGATCGAGGTCAGGCACCAATCTCCCAGGACGTAGCCATAGCCCGTGGTCAGGCCCAGCGGCACCAACATCCCGCCGATGCTGCGCAGGGTGTCCAGTTGCTTGAGGCCGCCCCGGTGCCCGGGAAAGATCGAACCCTTGAGGGTGATTTTGTCGTCACCCATGCCCACCGCCTGCTGTGCCGGCCGACGCATCAGGCGCTCTTGCGAGGCCCAGCGAAAACCGCTCTGCCGGTTCAGCTCCTCAAAGGCTGCCGTATCCAGATTGAAGTAATACGGCGGCGCCTCATGCTTGTGCGGCTGCAGGATCAGCAAGTGGGGGAACGGCTTCACCGCCTCCACGGCCGGGGTGGTGTCGGTAGCAAAGATGCTGGTCGGCAGGATGTTGCCCAGCGCGGGATTGATCTTGCCGGCAATCTGGTTGATCGCATTTTTTGCCCGGGTAGCCTGTTCGCCCAGCACCTCCAGCCGCTGCTCGATCTGCGAGGCAGCGCGGGTGGCTTGGTTGTAGACCGCGACCACCGCACCCACCTTGGCCTGTGCGGCGCTGATACCGCGCATGACCCGCTGCAGCTTTTCCCCAACCATCGGGCCAATGACCGGCAGCGTCTCCAACTCTGAAGCAGCACCGGTCATTTCACTGATAGCCCCGTTTACCGGCCCCATCATCCCGTCCAGACTGCGCCGCCCCGCTTCACCTGCCGTGGCAAGGTAACTGACCGTGCTTTGCATTTGGTCCATATAGGCCATATCACCTCCTTACCCGATATGTGGGGCGTCGTATAACTTGCGGTCATTGGCCCGGCGGGCGTTGTCTTCCATCTGCCGGGCGAAGTCATTCAACTGGCCCTGCATCATGGGTTGCAGTTTGCGCATCAACTCGTCGGGGTCTTTCACATCACCCTCAATGGTGATGGGCATATGCGGGGCAAAGGTGATCTTTTGATCGATCGGCGCTGGTTTGGATTCCGACTTGAGCACCAAAGGCGACGGGACTTGTGACCGTCCGGACTGCGCGTTCATCGAGCGCACTACATCACCTGGCTCTGCATCGTTGCCAAACAGCGACTTGGCAAATGACGACCTGCCGAACATGCCACCCACCGCATCGCCGCCCATGCCTCCCAGGAACGCGCCAACCAGACCGCCCACCGCCGTGCCGATGATCGGCACCACGGAACCGATCGCGGCGCCGGCAGCTGCACCGGCTACCGACCCAGCCAAGCCACCGGCAGCACCGCCGTAGCCTTCGGCTTTCTCTTGGGCGGTCTTGGCCGTGGTGTAGGTGTCAAAGGCCTTGATACCGGCCTCAAACACCGTGCCAGCCGGAATGGCTTTACCCATCTTGCCGATGGTGCCCACGGCGTTCATCAGCCGAGCGCCCAAACGCGGGGGCACGGGTGGCGGTGCCGGTGGACGGGGCGGCCCACGGCGCCGCGATCGACGCCCACCGCGGCCGCCACCAGGACCACCGCCAATGTCGCGGGCATTGACCACAAACACTTTTTGCGGCTCGGAGCTTTCACCATCCTCACCGCCCTTGGCCTCCCGGATGACATCAAGCAACTTCAGGCCGGTTTCTACCGGGTCCAGGTTGGTATCTGCAGCGCCCTCACCCTCCGGCGCGTCATCCTTGCGGCCCATCAGCGCATTGAGTCCTGACGAGACCAGCGATTTGACTGCATCACCCTTCTCATCACCGCCGTCAGCACCGCCCAGCGCGTCCTTGGCGTTGGTGACAAAGACCGACTGCACGCCGGCACGGCCTGCACCGCCACCACCGCCCAACCCGCCCCGGGCCAGATTGACCAGCCCCCGGCCGATCTTGAACGCCCCCAGCAGACTGGTGCCAACGCTCGCACCGGTGGCCAGCGCCGTCAGCCCCATCACCAGCTTGGGCGACTCGTCCGACAGCTTGGTGATGCCCTTGACCACCGTGGTCAGCCCAGTGGCGACCGCATCCGTAACCGGGCGAATGGCATCGCCCACGCTGCGCATGGCGTCATTGCCGGCCTGAATCGTCTCGGCCCATTTTTGCGACGAGGTGTCGCGCCGTTCCGACAGGTTTTTGTCCAAGATCCCAGAGGCTCCGGACGCCTCGTTTTTAAGCTGCTCGTACAGCGCCTTGTTCTGCACATAGGCGGTCAGTGCTGACTTAACCTGCATGTCGGCAAAGATATCGCCGGTGCGCAACGCCTGCTCCAGGCTGCTGAGCATGGCCTTGGCCTTTTCCGGGTTCGCTTCCTTGCTGATCTGGGCCGTGGCCTCAGCCATCTTGGCGGCTTTCTTCGGGTCGGTGGCTTCGATGTAGCGTTTGGCTAAGCCAAAACTAGCCTCCAGCGTGGACATGCCACCCTGAATACCCGTGTTCAGCGAGCCCTGATAATCAATGCCGGCCTTCTTGTAGGCATCCACTACTTCGCCGGAACCAATTTTCTCCATCCAGTTTTTCAGGTTGTTGGCCGCCTCGTCGGAGGTGCCGGCAGTTTTCATCTGCACCTGGAGCATCGCGCCCAGCTGCGTCACGGCGTCCATGCCAGTGATGCCCTGTTTCTGCATGCTTGCGAGCAGTTGCGGGAACCAACGCGCCATGTCGCTGGCTTCAAAGCTGCCCGCCTGCCCTTGAAACGCCACCGCTTCCAGTGCCTTTTCCAGCACCTTGGGGTCGGTGATATTGGCGTTACTCTGCAGTGCCTGGATCATCTTGGCGGTGTCGACACCAGACGAGCCCTGCCCCACAACGAACTTGGCCGCGACCGGGGCGAACTCCATCGCCTGCTTCAACTCCATCCCCGCGCCGACCAACTGGTTGACCACATCGGCCACTTCGTTGCGGCCCATGCCGATATCGTTCGACGTCCCGATGATGCTGCGCGACATATCGGCCTCTTGCGCCGATCGGGCCACCCCGGCCTTGATCGCAATATCCCGGATGATCGCCTGATAATCGGCGCTGACCTTACTTGTCGCGGCCACCAACCCTGTCGCAACAACGCCCTGGGCTACGCCGGCTTTGACTTGCTGTTTGCCCTGGCTGATTTGGTTATGACCTTTAACCTTCAGTTCAGCGCTACGTCCAGCGCGGCCAAGGCGGTCGTACTCTTTGGCCAGCCGGCCGACCTCTACGCCTTCCTTGCGCAGCACCCCGAGGTTTCGCTCCAGCCGGTTCAGCAGCGCTTGCGCACCCTTCTCGCCGGCGGCGTGAGTCTTTCGCCACTCATCACGCAGGCGCATGGTTTCGCCGATCGTGCTCTGCAGCACCCGGGCCTTCTTACCCTGCTCGCTGAGTTTTTTGACGCGGCTTTCCACATCCTTAAATGCAGCGCCCACGGTCGAGCTCACCGCCCCGCCGATCACCAGACCGAGAGCCATGTTGTTTGCCATAGGAGTGCCCTGTTACATGTAACGGAGGAGGCAGCTCAATCCGTGAGCCACCACAGCATGCGATTGAACGGCATGGCCTCGATCTCGCTGGCCGAGAAATGAAACTCCCGAGCCAGGAACTTGGCCGCCGCTTTAATCGTGGTAGGCGTAAGGTTCATCATCTTCGACCAGGCGAAAATAACCGGCCTGCAGGCGGTTGTAGTCGACGATGGTCATGGCGCTAATGTCCTTGTCGCCGGACCCCGTGAGGGATGCGAACAAGATCAGCTCGCGCTTCTCAGCATCACCGCCGGACTGGACGGTGGCCTGCTGCACGTCCTTGACGGTCGGGGCACGCAAGCTAATTCGATCGACTTGGATCTGATTAATTTCGGTCGGTTTGCGCAAGGTGATGGTGGCACCTTCGGCTGTCAGTTCGAGCCAGCTTGGCAGTTTCTTAGTAGTGCTAATGGTCATGTTCATTGTTCCTTAGAGACCCAGGGCGTTACGCACGTCAGCCAGTTGGTCAACGCCATCGATGACGCGCACGCAGTTGATCGGATCGATTTCAAACATCACGCGCCCGTCGATTTCGAGCTTGTAGTAGGTGACGTCCACGGCGTACTTGAACTCCGCCTTGGAACCAGCCGACCATTCGCCTGGATCGACTTCACGCAGACCGCCACGCAAGGTGGCCACCACGGCGGTAACCGAGCCTTTCTGGCCCTTGAAGGCACCGCGAAACGAGGCATCAAAACCGGTCTGGTCAAAGGCGCCGAAGTACTTCAGTACCTCACGACGGATACCGTTGGTGGCAAAGCTGGATTCCAGTTTTTCCAGGCCCATGTCCATCGCCACCGGCGCGTCCATACCGCCGCCGCGATACTCCTCGGTTTTCACCGTGACCTTGGGCAGGCTCAGGCTCGGCACATCGCCCTGAAGGCTTTGGCCAGCGATAAACATGTTGGTGTTAAACAGGGTTTGCGGAATCATTGAACGCCTCCTTAGGCTTCCAGAACTTCAGTCAGCCACTGGTTCGTGACCTCGATTTGGAAAATCGGGTTTTCCGCAGGCGGCACATCGGTAAAGCGAATGGTCCAGTACACCTTGCCCTGCTCGATCTGCGTGGCCGTGGTCTTCTCAAGGTCGGGGTAAACCTCAAAATTGATCACCGCGCCCTGCGCTTTCAGGTCACGCATAAAGGCGTTGATCGTCTCGGTGACGTCCTTGACGTAGGTCTTGGTGATACCCCGGTCGACGGCCCATTTCATGCCCGCCTGAATCGCGTCCATCACCATGTCGGTGGTGCGTA